GGAGACAGCACTAGCAGTCTTACTGCGATAGGTAGTAAAGCGGCTCAAAATATTACGACCGGCACGAACAACACCAATGTCGGAACATCTTCTGGATTAAGTACAACCACAGGCTCATCCAACACGAGTTTGGGATCGGCTACTTTATATGCCAACACGACCGGTGCAAACAACACGGCTCTGGGTTATCTAGCAGGTTATTCAAACACAACTGCTGAAAACAATACCTTTGTTGGTCAAGCGGCAGGTTATTCAAACAGTACCGGAGCGCAAAATACTTTTGTTGGCAGGATTTCTGCTGATGCGAATACAACAGGCGCAGACAACGCCGCCTTGGGGTATTGGAGCTTATCCGACAATACGACGGGTGGCTACAACACGGCTCTAGGAAGCAGGGCGATGACCGCCAATACTACGGCAAATTACAACACCGCCGTGGGTTATGAGGCTTTACACTCCAATACCACTTATTTGGGCAATACCGCTGTAGGCGCACAAGTATTACGCGCAACTAATGGGGGCATAGGAAACACTGCTATCGGCACTTATCACCCCGGCAGTCGGAATGCTGCAATGAGGTATAACACTAGCGGGTCTTACAATAGCGCCTTTGGTCCAGGGTCTTTAGAGGCAAATACGACCGGAAATAATAACGTAGCTGTCGGGTATTCATCATTAGCCGCTAACACCAGTGGTGTTAATAACGTGGCGATTGGTCTTAGTGCTGGGGTTAAGAATGTATCGGGTACATACAATACCTTTGTTGGTGATAAGGCGGGACATGAAAGCGTAGTTTCTGGCACTGCGGCAAATACCTTTATTGGGCAATTTGCAGGCTACTATGTAACTACCGGAGCCAATAACACTATTCTTGGAGGTTTTGGTGGTAACAGTGGTGGCTTAGACATTCGCACCTCAAGCAATAATATTATCTTAGCCGATGGTGCCGGTAATCCCCGACTGATGATAAACAGTGGCGGAAACATCACAAGCAATCCAGGCAATGTTGCCAGCTTTAGTCGCCAAAACGCTGGTGTAACAATACGAACAGATGATGGCGGCACATTAAATTGTTCTCGAAACAGCGGCACGCCGCTTGAAATAAACCGTATCGCTAATGATGGTACGCTTGTTCAATTTTTCCAAGACGACAGTAATGAAGGCAATATTTCTGTAAGTGGAAGCACCGTAAGTTATAACGGTTTTGCGGGTCGGCACGAATCATCTGGTATACCTGCAAATACTCCAAAAGGCACTGTTGTCAGTACAATAGATGAGCTTGATGTGTATCCTGTCGGATCACCAAAAGCAGGTCAGCCCAGACTAGATCACGCTAAAGTGCAGGTTTCTAGTTCTGCGGGTGATGCTTGCGTCTACGGTGTAGTAGACATGTTCGATGATGACGAAAAAGTAATGGTTGTGTCTGTTGGTATTGGCTCTGTTCGAGTGACAGGAGCTTGCAGCAAAGGCGATCTGCTCGAAAGTAACGGTGACGGTACGGCGGTCGTACAATCTGATGACATTATTAGAAGTAAAACAATTGGTAAAGTAACAATAGGAGACAGCACCGTTGCTGAAAAACTTGTATCTTGCGTACTTTACTGTGGCTAATTAAAGGAGAAATGAAATGGCTATAACCTACACTTGGACAGTAACAAACATGTCCGTACTACAAACCCCACAACCAGATTTTGTTGTTGATGCTCAGTGGCTATGCACGGGCGTTGATGGCGATTATTCTGGAGAAATTACTGGGATTCAAGCATTCCCTGACCAACAAGGTGACGATTTTGTTCCATATGCGAACCTTACCGAATCCGTGGTTTTGGGTTGGATTTGGGACCAAATGGGACCCGAAGGAAAATCCAACTGGGAAGCGTGTGTGGCAGGACAGATTGACTCTAAAAAGAATCCACCTGTTTCGCCTACGAGTGAAGCGCTTCCCTGGTAACGTGTTAAACTTTGAGATGCCAGGTATATGGATGGTCTTGACGCTATCGGGGCACTTTGGCCCATTGCACTAGGGTTTGTAACTTTGGTGATTGTGCTGGCTAAAATGCACGCAGATATCGAGCAGATCAAGGATAAAGTAAAAACCTTGTTTGACCTGTGGAACAGGAAGGACAAATAAACTAGCAATGAAAGGAGACTAAGATGGGAAAAAATGAAAAGACCCCCTTAACAGTCAATGACAAAGAATACTTTGTTGAAGACATGAGCGACCAGGAAAAAATTTACGTCAATCACATTAGTGATTTGGACCGAAAAATTGGGAGCTCGCAATTTAATATGGATCAGCTGCACCTGGGGCGCATGAAGGCGGTCGAGCTGTTAGCTGCATCTTTAGAATCGGATGAAGAAGAGGCGGCTGAATCGTCTCACTAGGAGGCAGGCATGTCAGATGATAAAGGGATCACTATCCCAACTTATATGCTCCCCTTGGTAATTTCTCTTTTTGTCGGGGCCGTGTCTTATGGCGCAGCCCAGGCAAATGCTGAGACCACCAAGAAGGAGCTTGATCGTGTGGAAAAAATTGTTGTTGAGACAAACAAGAAAGCTGTTGAGAACGGCACATCCACAAAATTAAATGAGCAGGCAATCAAGAGCATTGCCAAGAGTCTGACGGACATGCAGGAAACGGCTAAGGCCAGTGATGCAAAACTTCAAACGCTGGTGGAGCTGCTTATCGCACAAAACCAGAAGTAAAGGATTGCGACCTGGCAACCTTTAATCTTCTTGGCGGAGTACACGATACCACCGAGCGGAAGCTGCGAGCCATACATTGGTTTAGGTACAACATAGGAAAATGCAGCCCCAGTAGGTCGGTCTATATTTACAATAGACTAGCCGTCACGCTTGGAGTTTCTTTAGACGTAGAGACTCGCGCCTGGTCAAACAGGATATGGGAATCAGAGGACCAAGGTTCTTATGTGATGGAGTTTACCGGCTTTTTTTGCGTCAGTGACCCCAAAAAGACAGTATGCTATCCTGATATCTTTGTGACAGAAGGAATAGACATTTCCACCATCAAGGCTGATGAAGAGGAAGAAGAACGGGGCAGGATAGGTATTCCCGCCCAGAGACCACTAGACTAACTTTAAATTATAAATTATGGCCACAGTAAAAGAGACAATTGCCCGACTTGAAAAGCATGAGGCTGAGTGCCTGATTAGGTATGAAAACATTGGCCGCAGACTAGATGGTGGCAGCAAGCGATTTGATAAGCTGGAGGCTATGCTCTGGGGTATTTACCCAACAATCATTGCGGTGTTTGCCGTATCTAAGTGGATGGAATAATGCTTGATAAGCTAATTGGACCAGTCGCTGGACTCCTGGATAAATTTATCGAGGATAAGGACCAGGCTAACGCCCTGGCTCATGAGATATCTACCCTGGCATCTAAGCAAGCATTAGAGATAAACAAAGCGCAGCTGGAAGTAAACAAAGTAGAGGCTGCCCATAAATCACTGTTCGTCGCCGGTTGGCGCCCCTTTGTCGGCTGGATTTGCGGAATCGGCCTTTTATACAACGTACTCCTGGCCCAGGTGCTTGGCATTTGGTTTGAGGTGCCAGAAGTTGATCCATCCCTTCTCACCCCCGTCCTCATGGGCATGCTCGGCATGGGCGCGATGCGCTCCTATGAAAAGACCAAGGGCGTACAGCGAGAGAAGTAGTCCGCCCCAAAAAACCTGGTAGCCTGGAAGATGATTATATACGCCCAGCTAATTCGACTGTACAATGTTATCAAAAATTGCATAACGCAGCAGCGTCACCAGGAGAATCCAAAGATCATGAAAACAAGCGGAGAAGGCATAGCTTTAATTAAGAAGTTTGAGGGCTGTGAGCTAGGTGCGTATCAGTGCAGCGCAGACGTTTGGACTATAGGCTATGGTCATACCAGGGGCGTAAATGAAGGCGATACTTGCACTAAGGATGATGCCGAGAAGATCCTCATAGACGACCTGGTAGAGTTTGAGGGTTATGTCAACGACCTGGTAGATACTGAGCTCACGCAAAATCAATTTGATGCCCTGGTTGCCTGGACGTTTAACCTGGGGCCAACTAATCTAAAATCTTCTACGCTTCTGACCAGGCTAAACTCTGGGGACCTAGATGACGTACCTCATCAAATAAAGCGATGGAACAAAGCCGGCGGCAAGGTCCTAGATGGCCTGGTGCGGCGCAGAGAGGCCGAAGCTCTTCTTTGGCTTGAAGAAGAATGGTCCCATGTCTGACATAGACTTCAAGGACTTTGATGTCCTTTCTGAGGCAGAAAAGAACGAAGCCATGGCTCTTCTGAGCCGATATCAGAGACTTGAAACACAAGACGACTGCCAGGGCGACTTCATTAACTTTGTCAAGCATATGTGGCCTGAGTGTATCCTGGGGCGGCATCATAAGATCATTGG